ACCATTCGTTACCTGAGTCATACTGAGAACCAAACATAATACTTTGTTCGATATCCCATTTGTGTTCTACCAACTTTTCCTTCCAAACACGAGCCCACTCATTTGGTTCATACTTCAGCACGGTAGCACGAGTAGTGTTATCCATTGCCATTGCAGTTTTCCAAATTTGAGTACGTCCATAGCCAGTCGAGAAAGGCTGGTCTTTCCATGTTTCAGGATAACCACTACCCTGAGAATGTGCAGTACCAACTACATAGCACCTCTTAGGTTCTAAGTAAGCAGATATTGACTTACCAGATATATCAAGACCGTCAATTGCATTGTTATAAGCAGAGTATGAAGCAAGCTCAAAATCAGCAGATGCTCCTCCCTTGTTTACAACTTTGCACTTTAAGTTTACACAGTTCGATACAGTTGCGGTATCAACACCTCCACTCATTATCTTAACAACTAAGTAATCATCAGCAGATGATGCTGTGCTAGCAGATGAATCATCCCATGAAGCAGCTGTAACACCAGTCATATAGGGAATCTTTATAATTTGGTCATCTATAAAGAATCCTGGCTGGGTATTAGCATCAGCTACGGATATTTCGCCAGAAGATTGACCATAAACATTCTGAATGTTACCAGTGCTTTTATAGTCAGTAGCCATAGTAAAGTAATATACATCGCCAGCATCTACATTGCCATGAGTTACAGTAGCGTTACCACCAGCCGATGAAGCTGGTGCAGACGTGCCATGATTTACCACATAAGCATATCTTTTATGAAATGAAGGTCTGCGTTCTGTGAATTTGAACTCGGGGTCATCTGTTGGTTTCTTCGACAGTTTCGATACGATCCGAAAGAAAGGGTCTTGAGCTATTGCTAGCTCGGAAACTCTATCTCCAAAACTGTACTTTCGTCTAAGAACACCAGTACTAAGGTCTGTCCCAGTTCTGGGGCTACCTGAAGTAGTACTTGACGATACGTCAGCAGTTGACTCGAGTGAAAATAAATCAGCCATTTTTACCTTCTCCTATTTTTAGGATTAAAGCACTTAGCTAAATATAAAAATTAGCTAAATGCGTTTTCTAATTCGTTATCAAGACCCTTAATAGCCTCAAAAATAGAATCGTCGGGAGAAGCTTCTGCATCTGCGCCACGTACAGTGCTAACACTGCCTGGGCGACTTCTTGCATTTTTCATCTGACTGAGCATTTCATTTCTCTCTTGCTTGGCAATATTACCATCACGTTGCTCTCTATTTTTCAAATAGAGTATATCATCATATGATAAGATGTGTTCCTTAGCATAATTTTGGTAGTCATCCCATTCATCAGAGTTCATTTCATGCTTTTTCCTAAATTCATCTTCAGAAGAAGATCGCTGGTATTCCTGCTGCTGAGATTGTACATAATTACCAACAACAGACTTTATTCTGCTGTCAACAGCGGCTTGCAGAGCCCTCCCTGAATCAGAACCTGGGTCAGTAATTGCTTCATCCCCATCGAATATGAAGTCTTCGTCGAGACCAAGACTATCTTTAATATTCTCAGAACTATTCGCACCGCTCTCGTAGTACTCACGCACATGAGAGCGAAGACTTGGGTCTTCTTTCATTGCATTTAAAATAGGGAGATAGGGTTCAACATCTTGCAATTGCTTGTTAAGGCGTTTTGCTTCTCTACTTGAATCGCTGTATCTCTTTTTAAGAGATTCCGTATCACCAGGAACATCAACAGGCCCTGCAATAGGGGTTGTGTCTTCACCTGGATTATCTACACGGCTCTCTTCACCGTCTTCAAAAGTAATATCATTAACAGAAGCATCGAGTTTAGAGAAAAAGTCTTTACTAATAAACTCACTGTCTTCAACGTCTACATCAGTATCAGGGTTGCCATCATCTTCAAGCAAGTTATCTGATTTATCTGTCATTGTATTTCTCCTTTTATTTGTCAACTTCTAATATAACCAAAGCTGAATGTAATTATCAAGTATTATTTTTTCTTCGCAGAAGGCTGCATATCATATTTTGCTTTGTCAGCTTCTACCTGCAATTTCTTGCGATAATACTTCTGTTCAGCCTCACTCTTTAGAGCTTCTGCCCTAATTCCTACTCCAGCTTCTCTCACGCTGTCTTTTATTCCAGCTTGTACGACTTGTCTTGTAAGAGTCTCTATTGTACCGTCTCTATCTTTCAAAGCTTCTTCAAGCTGTGAAACTTGTGACATTAACTGTGAGTATAAACTTTTTCTTTCAATAATCTTTTCTTTGTTTCTCACGTCAGTCTCCTGTAAGAATGCTATATCGTCAATAGCCCCTGCCTGGAACCACCTGAAGTACTCATCTAACAGAGCCCATCTATTAACAGGCATCGTGGCTCCCCCAACCTCACGAACATCAAACCTTGCTGACGCATAATCATTAAACTTTCCAACCGCCCTACCATAATCATCGTAGATCATCTTGTTGATTTCTACTTCTTTCTCAGAATACTCATGTCCCGCACCAGGCTGTACAACTCTAAATACTTTATTAGATGTATAATGAGACTGTGAAATCTCTTTAAAAACCCTGCCTAAGTGCCCAATGGATGGCTCAAATACAGTATTTACCCACTCTTTAATAGCCCTCGTTCCATATTCGTCCATTGCCAGCATACCACGATATGTATCGTGTTGTGATTGAGTATCTCCTTGCAAAAATCTTGGAACTCCAGACAAATACTCAAGATCAAGTTTCCCTGACTCTGTAATTACAGAAAATGCCTGATTGACTGGTAACGGTGTAATAGGCGTTGGGGGATTAAATCCCTGTCTATATTTCAATAAAGCCCCAGGAGAAGAAGAATACTTCTCCCACTCTTCTTCAGGCATTGATCCTTCTTCGTATAACCATCTAAGATTTGAGCCTAAGTTAGCATTATGAATCAAAATCTGGTGAGCTTTGTTAATTTCCTGTTGTTTGCCAACAAGAGGAGTTACAGCACTTATTGGATATGGAGTGCCAGTGTGTGTGTAAGGAACTGGAACAATTGGATATAAAGTGTTTGCTAAATAATTCTCTTGTAGCAACTTATCGCCAACAACGATTGTAACTTTAATTCTTGTATCATAGAATCTGACAGCATCAACAATCCTCTCAGAAATCAATGGAGATTCAATAAGGGCTTTATACTCAACTTCGCTAACCACTTTACTAGAGACCTGTGTCATTCTCTCCTCTACTTCAGCCTGTATTGCCAATGACTGTTGTTTCTTTGCTTCATCAGCTTCAATCTGAGCTTTCTCTGCCTCAAGTTGTGCTCTTGATTCAATTATTTGCCCAGCTTGGAGAGCATCCCCAATTTGCTTCATCTGTTCTTCTAAGGCAACATCTATCTCCTGTGTTGATATTTCCACTGTCTGCTGAATCTGTTCTTTCATTTCATTCTGTTCTTTTATGCTCATCGGCTCTTTTATAAAGAGATTATAGAAAACAAGCCTTTCTCTTGAGTACATTTCGTAGTAATCAATAAGTTCTTCTTCTTTTCCTTCAGCTGTATATGCTTGTTGCGCTAAATCATAGTGCTGGATAATATCAGAATCATCAGTATCTCGCTGGCTGATAGACTGCAAGCTTGGAGAACCATTCGCAGTATTAATTTTTCTCTTAAAATCGGGGAACTGTTTTGCTAAGTAGTTCTTCGGTAAATCCTTCTTAACAATTATGTATGCAGCATCTCTCAATAAAAAGTCTCTGCTCATCGGGTCAACATATACGTCAAACGGATCAATACTCTTAAATATAACTTCCCCCATACCTCTATCAGCATCAACATCAACGTCAACATGGAAGTATCCAACACCCTTTCTAATGGCATCATCTACAACCTGAGACATAATAGCTTTTCCACCAGATAATCCCCAGCAATAAGCTGCTAAATCAGCATGCACGGCTGCAATGTCTATATCAGAACCATCAGCCCCAACAGACTGCCATCTTGGGTTATTTGCCGTAACAAAGTACTTTATCATCCTAATAACAGGAGTAATACGATTAATTATAAAAGTAGGCATACCAGCTTCTTCAAGATTAGACATCTCATCTTTTGTTAACTGGTCTCCTAAAGAAAAATCATATGATTGCTGTTGTGATGACTGCCACTTACGCCGTTCATTCGACGATGACCTTTGCCATAACAACCTAATTTCTTCGGCTCTGTCTTTTTTGCTTTTTCTTGGCATTTAAAAGTCTATCTTAAGTTTAGCCCCTACTACAGGTATATTACTCCATAACTTTCCCTCACCACTAAATGACTCTTTAGCAGGAAGTCCCCCAGTAGAACCTATATTACCTAATGATAATCCTATATTTTCGCTAATAGGAACATCTAATCTTTTTTTATTGTAAAGAGTCGACACTGTACTGCTTGTATTTTCTATAAAACGACTATCTACATTCTTTATGTCGGCCCCACGGCGTGTAATATTTAAAAGACTTTCAACATCTCTTTTCGGAGTAACTTCACTAAGGCTTCTAAGTATAGATGTTTTTACACTACCACCCTTTCCTTTACCGCCTTCTCTATCAAAAATGTTTGTGGGGCTAAGACCTGCCCTGGAAGTTA